TAAAACAGGGATTCCATGACGGATTTTGTCGCTCTTTTTGAATCAGAATTAGAAAGGGCGGGAATTCCAAGCGAAACCCCAATCAAGGCGGACGGGCAGTTGCACCGTTACCGCGTGGCAGGTGATGCAAAAGGCCGCATGAATGGCTGGTATCGCGTTATTATCGACGGCGATTTTTGCTTTGCCGCTTTCGGCTGCAACAAGCGCGGCATCAATGAGAAATGGCACACAAAAATAGGCGCGAAGGAATACACCAGCGCCGACAAAGAGCGCATCCGCCAGCGGCAGGAACAAATTAAAAAGGCGGAAGCCGAATCAACGGCGCGCGCGGCAGTGAAGGCGCGGGAGCTATGGACAAAGGCGCAATCGGTTGACGCTCACCCTTACGCGGAGCGCAAGGGCATACCGCCGCGCAACGTGCGGCAGCTCTATGGAAAGCTGGTTGTGCCGATGTACGGCGACGACGGCGGCAAAATGCAGATTGTCGGCTTGCAGTTCATTGACGCAACCGGCATGAAGCGCTTTCTAACCGACGCGCGCAAGATCGGCTGCTATGCCAGCGTGAATGAATCCGGCAACAGCCGCGAGGTGATCCATATTTGCGAAGGGTACGCAACGGCGGTTTCCATCTATGAGGCCGTGCATACGCCGGTTGTTGTCGCCTTTGACGCGGGAAACCTGTTGCCCGTGGCGAAGGTGATACGCGGTAAATATCCGGCGGCGCGCATTATCATTGCCGCCGATAATGACCAGTGGACGAAGAAACCGGACGGCACGCCTTGGAATCCCGGTATTGAGGGCGCGCGCGCGGCGGCGGAAGCGGTAGGGGGGCGGGCTGTATGGCCGCAATTTGCGCATGACGCAGCGGACAAGCCGACGGATTTTAACGACTTGCACGCGCTCGCCGGGCTGGAAGCCGTGCGCGAGGCGTTGGTTGCTGAACCGGAAGAGCCAAAAATTGAAGCGGAAATTGCAGAAAATGTGCAGAAAACGCCCGATAATGTGCAGGAACCGGGCAAGGAGGTGCAAAATACAGCGCCACCCAATATGAGCGATTGGAAGCGGCAGCTTATCCAAGGCAAGGTTGTGGTTGAGGGATTCCCCTTTCCCTACGATGCGAAGAGTAAATTTAATTCTTACCTGTTTTTGAAGCATGAAGCGCTGATCGAAGGCATGCTAATTTACAACGAATTTTCCGACGAAGTGCTTATTGCACGCTGCCCGCCGTGGGATGACCCGGAAAAATTCAAACCGCATTCCATCAAAAACGACGAATTTTTTATGATTGCCGCGTGGCTTGAGCGCGTCAATATCAAGGTTGGGCAGGACGTGGCAGGCAGCGCCGCCGTGCGCGTGGCGATGGAAAACCCTATCAACCCGCCGAAGGAATATTTCGAGCGCCTAAAATGGGACGGCAAGCAACGGCTGGATAACTGGCTTCTCTATTACCTTGGCGCGGAGGCGCAACCCGCCGAATATCTCCGCCTTGTCGGCAGCAAGTGGCTAATCGGCGCGGTAATGCGCGTGTATGAGCCGGGCGCGAAGTTTGATAGCGTGCTGATTTTGGAGGGCGAGCAGGATTTGGGCAAGTCAACTGCCTTCCGGTTGCTCGCCACCTTCGGAGAGGAAAGCCTTTTCCTTGATAGCGTCGGCGACGTGCGCAACAAAGATACGCTCATGGCGATGCAGGGAAAGCTTATCATTGAGCTGGCGGAGCTGGCGAGCTTCAAGAAGGCCGAGAATGAGGAGATCAAGGGCTTTATTTCCCGGCAAGTGGACGAATACCGCCCGCCCTATGGCCGCACAAACGTAAAGCGCCCGCGCCGTTTTGTGTTTGGCGGCACGGTGAACCCGGAAGGCGAAGAGGGGTATTTAACGGACAACACCGGCAACCGGCGCTATTGGCCCGTGCGTTGCGGCAAGATCGACCTTGAGGCGCTTTCGGCGGATCGTTACCAGCTATGGGCGGAAGCGGTTTACCGCTACAAGCAAGGCGAACGCACATGGCTTTCCCGCGAGGAAGTCACCTACTCCACCGCCGAACAGCGCAAGCGCCAGATTGAAGATGCGTGGCAGGATAACATTGAAGATATTATCAAAAACGAATGGCGCATAACCGTTGACGAGATATGCAAAAAGCTGGAATTGAAGCCGCGCGACGTGAACAACCAGACCAAAAAGCGGATCAAAAACAGCCTGCGCATGCTGGGCTGGGTGGAAAACCGCCAGCCGGGCGAAGGCCGGATATGGAATCCACGGGAAAGGGGAGTGCCTCAATACAAAAAAAGTTCAGAACAAAGTGAATTAGAGCTTGAAAGTGTCATCGAATAAGCGTATAAGTAAACACAAGAGGAAAAACAAAATGGACTATCTCGAAAAGATAAAGGAAGCCATCAAGGGAAGCCCGGCGCGCGGAAGCGTCACCGAAGCCGCCCGGATGATGGGAGTTTCTAAAGCCTATGTCAGCGATATGCTGCTTGGGAAAAGGAAAATCTCTGTTGCCATGTCGGTTAAGCTGGAAGATTGCTTTCAGCTTAACGGGCTAGAGATTCTTGAGGCACAGCTTGCCGCCGAGCGGGAAGAGTACCTAAAGAATAATTAACCGCGCTAACCATGGAGGGATTTTATGAAAGGCGACGTTACCATTTACCAAACCTATCTTGACCGGCAGAAAAAGCCGGACAGCGTAAAGGCTGCGCTTGATCGGTATGCAGCGGAAAACACTCCGCGCGCTAATTTCATCTTCGCCGCCAAATACATCGGCGGCGCATGGCTTATCTCCGCCGCCGTGCTTTACGGCATGATGCAAGTTTTGCTCCATAACCAAGAGGCAATAGACCGCCTCGGAAAATTTTTGGGATGGTAGCCATGCACGCAAACCAAAGAACCGCAACCGAAATACAGTTGCAGCGCGACCTATCGGAAGCGCGCCGCGATATGCTGGACGCTGCCGATTCGCTGGAAGGCTTGGGCTTCCATGCAGGGCGCACCGTTACCAATGACGACGTTATGAAATTGCTGCGCGTGAGCTTTCGCTTGCGCGAGCTGGCGCGGGGGGATCGGTAATGCGGGACGACATGCAGGGGCGTATTGACCTTAACCAATACGCGGAGAGCGCGCACCAGCTAAAGCATTTCATGCCGTCCGCCAAAGCAGCAAGGCAGATGCGCCGGGCTGGCTATCGCCTGACATACGGGCGCGCGAGCTGGCAGGATTGGGCGGCGCGTCTGCTTTGGGTGTTTATCGGCATGGCGCTAACGCTGGCGCTGGTATGGGCCGGATTTTACGGCATGGAAAAAGAGGACGAAGCGCGCGACGAAATACGCCGCGAGCGATGCGCCGCCGCCGGGGAAAATCCGCCCGCTTGGATGAATGATTATTGCAAAAACTTAGGAGTTTAGAAATGCAGAACGCCACCATTAGCGCCGACTTCGATTATGTGCGGCAGGCTTACAACGATTATATGTTTCATGAGGCAGCGGAGCGCGGTTACGATGCGCAGGCCGCGCGCGCCGCGAATGAAATTTACATGCAGCGCGCCGAAGATTTTAAGCGCAAGCACGGGCAGAGCTGGACGGAATACGAAGCCGAGCAAGGAACGGTTGCCGAAGGGCAGCGGATTATGAAAGTCAGCGTTACCGCGCAGGCAGCGCCGGGCGCATTGGTTGCCAGCGCCCCGGCTATCGGCCACAATAACCCGCCGCTTGACGCGGAAGGGGAATACCGCCGCCGCATTGCGGAGGAACACGCGGAGCTTATAGAGCGCGCCGAAAAGCTGGCAGGCGGCAAGCCGAAGGATTGCGAGGATGACGAATACGCGGAACGCTTAACCACCTTCGTTAAAAAGCTCGCCACCACCGCCGCCGATTTGGAAAAGCTGCGCAAGCGCGAAGTGGAGCCGCACCTTAAAGGGCAGCGCATGGTTAACGGGTATTTCAATACCATCATTGAAACGCTGGATAAAACCAAGCGCGCAGCAAACCTAAAGCTCACGGCTTACCTTCGTAAAAAAGAAGAGGCGGAAGCGGCGGCACGGCGCGAGGCGGCAGCGCAGTTGCAGCGAGAAGCGGACGCGCAGCGCAAGGCGCAGGAAGCGCTATGGGATGCGGGCAGGCCGATGGAGGCAGGGGAAGCCGGACGCGCGGCGGACAAAATCGAAAAGCACGCGGAGAAAGTAGAGGCGGCGGCATATACCGGCGGCGCTTCGCTGGCGCAAGTGCGTACCGGCGCGGCATCGTCATCGCTTCGCCGCCGCACCGTGGCGGAGATTGTCGATAGGCAAGCGCTGGACTTGGAAGCGCTGCGCCCGTATATCCCTGCCGACGCATTGCAGCGCGCGCTTAATGCCTACGTCGCCGCGACAAAGGCAACCGAGCTGCGCGGCGCGAAGATTTATGAAACCACAGAAGCGAGCGTGCGCTAATGAGTCAGCCCGTTAACCTTGATAAAGCCGTGCTTGCCGCGCAGCGCTTCATGGATTCGCTAGGCGACAAGCGGCGCGGAAGCTTTGAGCTGCGCTATTGCCGCACAGAAGATTTCCGCAAAGCCGCCATGGAGAAGAACGGCACGCCGCTGGTAAGCTATGCTGCCCATGCGAGCATTCGCATTTATCCGGGCGAGATAGCGCGTATTGATCCGGCGCGAGCTGGGGAGGATAAGCTATTATTTTACGGTGTCAGCATTCACTTTGAGCCTGACCCGGCACAGGCAATTATCAAGGCTTGCCGGGGAATCAAAACCGCACTTCAAACCCTAGGAGAATTACCATGCGCCTAAGCAACCAGCTACGCGATACGATCATTCAAGAAGTGGTGGAAACCACCACCAAAAAGGAAGCAGAGGCGCTTAAAAAGCGCGAGCAGGCGTTTGCCATGCAGTGCTATAACCACGTTTTTTCAAAGACCATCCGCGACAGGATGGAGGGCTTGCCGCGCGGCTTTCTGCCGGAAGATAAATGCCTGCGCTTCAATCTTTTGGGAATGAATATACAGCTCAATGTGAGCGAGGCCGTGCGCGTGCCTTACCGCGTTGACGCTGGCGACGGCGAGCTTTCCAGCTATCGCAATGGTTGCCAGCGCTTAGGCAACATCGCCGACGAAGCCCTTGCCGAAAAATTCAAAACGCTGCACGCGGATAAGGAGGCTCACAAGGAGCGCGTCAACAAAATCGCACGCGAAACAAAGGCGCTGCTTTACAGCCTGCACACATACCCGCAGCTAGAAAAGACGTGGCCGGAGGGAAAAAAGTTTTACAGCAAATACGCGCCGAAGAATGGGGAATCCCAGCTTCCCGCCGTGCTTATTTCGGAACTCAACAAAACCCTTGGATTGGCGGCATAGCATGGGCGAGTATGCAGATATGATGCTGGAAGGTGACGTTTGCGGCACTTGCGGCGAATACATGGACGGCGAAGGCGACGGCATCCCGCGCTATTGCAGCGCCGCATGCGATCCGTTTGAATCTGGCGACGCTGGCAGCTTTGCCGGGCCGAAGCCAAAAAAGAAGGCGGGCAAGCGCACGCTTGAGCAGGAGTTGCAGCGCGCAGTTGACCGTTGCTTGCAGGCAACGGAAGATGCGGCGGGCGGCAGGCTCACGGATAAAAAATACCGGCGCGAGCTGGGAAAGAAAATCCGTGAAATTATTTCACCAACCATTTGCATAGCGAGGATAGGCCATGCCACTGAATGACAACGAAGCGCCGCAGATCGGCGCGCCCAAGCCCGTGAAGATGGACGCGCGCACGGCGATAACCAATATGTCAACGGGCTTCCTTCGCTCTATGGAATTCCTCGCCAACCACGGCTTGCCTAAAGACTTGCTCGCCGAGGCCATGCGGATAGGGCAGGCTTACGGGCTTTGCCAGCGCCACGACGGCTTTAATCTGGCGGCTGGCGTGCGCGAGATTAAGTATGTCAACCCATACCTTGAGCTATGGAAAGACGCGCCGCCACCGCCTGCGCCCACCGAAGAAAATAATTAACAACCTAGTAAGGAATCCCGGCTATGTTTTTTAAGAACCGTAAACGCAAAAAGCTTATTGCTCTCTTCGCCGCGCACGCGCCGGAGCCGCCGCAATTTTTCGCCATTGAACCCACCGCCGAAGCCCCGCGCCTGCCGGAGCTTTCCACCATTAAGGACGAGGCGGAGCGGGCAAAGGCGGCGGCATGGATAGAGTCGCAAGGCGTGGCACGCCCAGAAAACCCCAGCGAAGATTTGCGGGGCTTCATGGCTTCATACGAGCGCGTTATAGGCATGCTTGCGGAGTGGCAACAGCACCAGCAAGAGCAACGCTATTTCGATTGGAAGCGCGGCTACGCGCTAAAAATGGCGGCGATTTTCGAGGGTATAATTTAATGACCTCGCACGCATGCGATACGCCGGAGCATTTCAGCTACGCGCTGGAATGCTCCTATTGCGGCCATGTGCATGCGCCGCAGGAATTCGCCTGTCTTGAGGCCGGAACCTATCGGCTATGGAATCCGCCATGCGAAAAGTGCGGCAAGGTGAATGAAATAAAATTCGTTTCAACCCGGCGGAAAGAGCTTAAAGGCGAGCGCCCGCAGCTACCGCAGAAAGAGGAAGGGCAAGGCCATGGGTGACGGTTGCGGAAAATGCCCAGCATGTTTGCTGGCAAAGGTAATGAATGCGCAGCATGTAATTGAGCGCGAAGATATACGCGAAATAAGCGTTGCCCTAATAAGCGCCATACGCACGGCCTACGATTGGAAGGGCGCGCCGCCAGCGGATGACCCGGTTTATAATATGGGCATGCTGACCGGCATAATCCTTTCCATGGAAGCGCTTAATGTTCCGAAAATTAACGAGCGGAACATTGAATTAATGAAGGGGGCTTTTGGCAAGGCTATGCACGTTGCCAGCGAAGGCCCGGTTGCCAAAGCGCAGGCGGAATTTTTGATGAAGAAATTGCGGGAGGCCGCAGGCGTGGCCGATACGGTGCATTGATATGAGCAACGCGCGCGAGCTGGCAAAGCAGGGAATCGTCGGCGGGAAAACCCTAAAGGAATGGGCGGACGCGCCCGCCGGAGCATTCGAAAAAGAGGTAAGGAAAATTGATCCTTACTATGGCATGGGCATTCCCGAAGGCGAGGAAGAAGAGCATGAGCTTGAGCCGCGCTGGTGGAAGGTGGAAGTGCATTACAACTATGTTCCCGAACCGGAGCGCGAGCGCGCCAGCAAAACCTACGAAGTGGAAGCAGTGACGGCGGAAGAGGCCAAGGATAAAGCTGCCGAAGAATTCAATTCCGATGATAAGCTTGAAGGTGGTGAGGCGGAAATTGAATCAATGGAAGAACCGGAACCACAGGAGGATTAATCATGTGTCAATGCACCCCCAATATTCGCACGCCCTATTGCGGCAAAGAAGGCTGTAAATGGCCGGAGCCGGTAAAGCATATTATCCCGAATCAGGCGCTAATTGCCATGACCCCCAGCGGCCCGCAGGAAGTGCCGCCGCATGAGGAAGGCTATGTGCATGTGCCGGGGCATGGTTATATACCCGATCCCTCGCCGCGCATAGGCGAGCCGTTTCTGAAAAATCGCGCCGACGGCGTACCGGGCCGCTATTGCATCGCCCGCATAAAGGACGGCTGGGGAACGCATGAATATTGGAATGGGGAGAAATGGAGCGCCTTTGGCTCTATCGTGCTGGACGTGAGCGCCACCCGCGCCGCATAACAAAAAGGCCGGAGTTTCCCCCGGCCTTTTCTTTCCCGTGCCGACACAAGATTAAGCGGCCTCGCCGCCTTCTTCCTCTTCTTCTTCCTCGTCGCCTTCGGTTTCGTCGCCTTCATCGGCTTCCGTTTCCTTCGGCTCAACGCCTTCGCCGCTCACCTTTTTAGCGGCTTCTTCGCGCTCTTCGTTCTTTTTGGGATCGCTCATAAAAATTCCTTTTCGAATAGGGTTTGCAAACCTCTTCGGCCAGTTGCCGGAGTGGTAAGACGCTAACCCGGCAGGCGCTATAAAGCAATCAGGAAATGGAAGGCCAGCTTTCTACCAGCTCCGCCGCCTCTTCATCGCTGCGCACAACGCCAGCAATGCCGCCGCTTTGTCGTATAACATCCACAAAATTATATTGCTCCGGCGTGCCGTCGCCGGTTGCCTTCCCCTCAAAGGCCGTCATCACGGCCACGCGCTTACCTACCATTTCCGGCGTGATAACCTTGCCCGTCCAGCCGATCAAATCCGAGCTGCCCTTTATCAGCCCGCAATGGATAGGCCGGGCTTTGCGCAACAGCACGTCGCCGGGGTAAAGCGTCACCTTCTGCCCGCGCCCCTTTTCAATATCGCCCTGCCATGCAAGCCCGGTATTCTGCCGGAAGAGGCGCGAGCCGAGCGGGCTAACGCGCTTTAATATGCCATTCAGTAAAGATTTTTCTTCCTTCGCCATTACGCCCTTTTCCTCCGCGCCATGCGCGCCGTGAACTGATGCGCCGCCCATTTTTCGGCATCGCCCGCTTTAAGGCCGCGCGCATAGGCCATATCAATAAGGCTTTCAAGCGGCAACTCCAACTGCTTACCGCGCTTATCGCCTGCCTCTTCGCGCGCCGCGTCCACGTCCGCGCGGGTAATCTCCTTTAAGTCGCCGCTCACTTCGTCAAGCTGCCTGCCCACTTTCTCATATACATGCCCGCAATTAGGGCATTTGGGATAGAAAGGCTCATGCACGAAATAGCATTTCGGGCATTGCTTGCTGCGCTCTTCCGCGCCGTCACCGCCGCCCTTTTCTTTTTTCGGGCGCGCGTCAAGCGTCCACTCGTAGGGGGAATCCGGCAAGCCGTGACGCATAATGTTTCCGGCATGATCCAAAATAATTGCAGGCTCCGCTTTAGGCCGCAACGCCCGGCCAAGCTGTTGCAGATGCAGCGATAGCGACATTGTAGGCCGCCCCTGTATCACGGCTTCAATCGGCACGTCACGCCCGGCCATGGCGGAAAGATCAAAACCCTCGCCGAATAAATCCACATTCCAAATCACAGGAATATAACCAGCGGCAAAATTAAGAATGTGCTGCTTGCGCAATTCCGGCGGCGTGTTGGCATCAATATGCACGGCGGGAATCCCGGCGGCGTTGAATTCCTGCACCAGTAATTCGCTATGCTTAATGGAGCTGGCGAAGCCGACAGTACGCTTGCCCAGCGCCTTCGCGCGCCATTGCCCCACGAAGTCAGATATAACGGCCTTGCCCGTCATAACCTGTTCAATTTCCTGTTGCACAAAATCGCCGCCGCGCTCATGGACATTTGACATATCCGGCGCGCTGGGAGCGAAGGCGCGGTACTTTGAAAGATAGCCGTTTTCCATGAGATATGAAACCGACGGCCCCATGACCATGTGTTGAAACTGGTCGCGCAATCCCTCGCCGCTCAAGCGCCAAGGCGTTGCCGAAAGCCCTACCACCTTAGCGCCGTATTTCTTCGCCCATTGAACTGTTTTATTCCAGCTTGTCGCCGTGCAATGGTGCGCTTCATCGGGAATAAAAAGCCGTGGCGGGCGGACGCTTTCGAGGCGGTTAACCAGCGTGCCGACGGTTGCGATTGCAACGCGCATGCGGGGGTTGTAATGATAGCCTGCGCCTATGACGGTGTGCGGTATGCCCGCCTTTTCGAATGTCTTGATTGTTTGCTCTACCAGCTCGCGGCGATGCACTTGGAAAATAACGTCATGCCCCTTATTGTGCGCGCTCGCCACCATGAACGAAGCCATAACGGTTTTGCCGCAGCCCGTGGGCGCTTGAAGCAAAATAGATTGATAATCGCGCAGGGCTTGCCGCGCTTCCTTAATCTGCTTGTCCTGATGCGGCCTTAGCTGGAACGTGTTTACCACAATACCATTTCCCTAGATGATGTTTTGCCCTAACCTTATCGCCTGCATCCAAAAACTTGAACACGTTGCGCATACTCACCCCAATGCCGAAGCTGGCGTTATCTTCGCCGCACACTTCGCATTTCTTTTCCAGCACCAGCGCGCCGGATTCCCTAATCCTTTTTAGGCTTGCTGGCATGCACAGCCCTTTCCTGTTCATATTCCGGCGGCGCAGCCGGTAAGGGCGGCACTTCCCATTGCCGGGTTTTAGGATTGAAAAACAGCGTCGGCATGTTAGCGCCCGCCGCAAAAACCGTATCGCCGACAATGGCAAAGCTATGATAGCCTTCCGGCATATCACAAACATAGCGCATTCCATCCCGGCGGATCGGCGGAGGAAAATTATTTTCCCGCGCCCCCACCGCGTTTATGGCCTCTTGCGCCTTCGCGCGCCACTTCCGCGCCGCCGCCGGATCAACCCCAAGCTTGCCGCGCAGCGCGTAAATCTCCTGCTTGAGCCGCGAGGGTACTTTATCCCAATGCGGCTTGCACATTAATAAGTGATCGGCGCATTGCGTTTCGCAGCCGTATGCGTGACAAGTATGTGTCATGCTTCTACCTTCTCAATAAATTTTAATTTCTGCAATGTCCCCCATGTAATTTCAGGGAAGGAAGGCATTTGCCAGTTGCAAACGGTTTCCGTAAAGAAGCCGCGCACAGCCGGGCGGCAAACCCATTCTTGCACTATCCACGTCCCGCGCGCCGGGCGAGTATTCGGCCCCGGCCTGCGTTTGGCTTTGATCCTTATGCGCGCCCCGTTTTCATTTTCATAAATGAACCAGTAAGCTTTCATGCGCTACCCTTCGCCGGAAAATGCTTATCCATAAATTCCGTGTGGAATTGCTCAAGCTCCTGCGCGATTAAATCCATGCGCCGCATATCCTTTTCCGTCGGCTCCCTATCGCTGGGATCAAGGATATTCATAATACTGGCAAAGAGGTGTTGCGCTCCGGCAAAGAACGCCTGCCGCATTTCGTCAATCTGAATTTGCGGCGCGTCGGCAGGAATCGCCATAAGCCGCAGGCCAGCCCAGCCGCCTTCAATTATTTTTCCATTATCCGCCAGCGCTTCGGAAAGCTTTTGCGCGCGCTCTTTTATTGTTGCGTCCATGTCACAGCCCCTTTCGAAAGTTTGCGGATTGCCTCGCCCACGTCAGCGCCGGGCATCGTGCCGTTTTCCCATGCCGAAATATGCGCCTGAGTAAACTTAGAGTTCATTTTTTTATTCAGCGTATTTGCCAGATGGTTTTGTGACCAGCCCTTGCTTTCTCGCCATGCCTTTAATCCATTCATTTTGTTAGCCTCTGCTCGCTTTGGTTTTGGTTTCTCCGGGCCAGAATGATGCACATTGAAGCGCGGCCTCTCTTCGCGTATCGCCTTTGCCTCCGCCGCAAGGGCTTCTTCTCGCGTATTAAATTTTTCAATAGCCATGCGCGAAACATCGGCAGACCAAGGAGAGTTTTTTACATGAGATTTTAGCCGCTTAATCGAACATATAGAAATGCCGACATAAAGCAGGTTGTCTTGCGAATCATAGTAACGGTACAAATCAGCCATGCAGCATTTCTAGCAAATAATATTTTTGTTGGCAACTAATATATTTGTTGACGCAATATATTTTTTCGCCTAATTTTTGCCTGCGCTAACCAAACGAAAGGACGCACAATGATTTTATCTAACCAGCCGGAAACGGAATACCATAATCATGCGGCGGTAAGCCGCTCGCAGCTATGGACGCTTTACAGTAAATCCCCGCTGCACGCCAAAAGCTCGCCGCCCAAAAAATCAAAATCGCTGGACTTGGGCAAGGCAACGCACATTGCTATCCTTGAGCCGGAGCGCTTGGAAAGCATGGTGATGAAAGGCCCGCTTGATCGGCGCGGCAACAAGTGGGCTGACCTTGTGGAATACTGCAACGCCTATGGCAAAATTCCGCTTACGTCCGGCGACTATGACAAAGCCTTTTTCATGCGAGATGCAGCGCACCGACTGCCGGAGTTGCAGCGCCTTACGCAAGGCGGGCTTGTGGAGCATAGCGGATATTGGATTGATGAAGAAACCGGCATCGAATGCCGCACGCGCCCGGATATTGTTAACGAGCAATTACGGCTTGCGGCGGACGTTAAAACTTCCGAATCCGCCAGCGAGGCGGCATTTGGCCGGAGCGTTGCGGAGTATGGCTATCATTTGCAGGAATCTTTCATTGGCGAAGGCTGGCAAAAAGCCGGAGGCGGGCCGATTGACGGTTTTCTTTTTATCGTCATTGAGCCGCAATATCCCTTCGTTACCGCGATTCATGAGCTTGTGCCGTCCGCCATCATGGAAGGCCAAGCGATTATGCGCAAGGCGCTGAATCGCTGGAAAGAATGCACGGACGCAAACGATTGGCCCGCATACGGGACAGGCGTTTTGCAAACCGACATACCGAAATGGGCATATCGGGAAACATTTAAGAATGCTTAACAATCACAGGAGAATAGTTATGGAAGGCATGAATTACAGCAAATCAAGCGGCTATGGCGCAACTGGCGGCGGCACTTCAACCCTTGGCGACGTTGCCGCTCCCGCCCCGCTTATGGGCCTATTGATAGGCAAGCTCGACAATCTTGTTGAGCATCTTCGGGAAAACAGCAAGCGCCTTGAGCGCGTGACGGATCATACGCTGGGAGGCGTGCCAAACGAAAAAGGGGAAGGCGGAATTTCCAGCACTCCGCCCGGCCTCATGGGTGAGGTGCTTAACCGCATATCAACATTAGAGGCACTTGCGCGCCAGCAAACCACCGTTCTCAACCGGCTTGAGCAGCTTGCTTAATCCATCACATTAGAAAGGTTTAGCCATGAATACCACCACGCAAACCCAGCAGCCGCAACAGCAGAAGGCCGCGCCCGCGCCGACGCTGGGGCAGCTTGTCGTTAAGGCAAAGGAAGAAGTCGGCCAGCTCGCCGCCCAATTCCAGCGCACGCTGCCGCCTTCAATCCCGGCGGATAAATTCGTGCGTACCGTGCAAACGGCCATTCAGATGAACCCGGACATTGCGCGCGCTACCCGCGACAGCATTATCAATGCTTGCATGAAAGCGGCAGCGGATGGGCTTGTGCTGGACGGGCGCGAAGCCGTGCTTAACGTGTACAATGTGAAAAAGAAAGACGCTTCCGGCAAAGAAACGTGGGTAAAGGAAGCGGTTTATATTCCCATGGTGACGGGGATTTTTAAGCGCGTCCGCAACACCGGGGAAATTTCACGCTTCAACGCCTTTGTGCGCCATGAGAATGATTTATTCAAGCGCACGCTTGGCCTTGAGCCGTCGCTTATCCATGAGCCTAACGACGATAACCCCGGCAAGGCAATCGGCGCTTATGCGGTTTGCCTCTACAAAGACGGCGCTGTTGATTACGAATATATGACCGAAGCGCAAATTATGCACATCGGCAACAGCACCAAAAATAAAGACCAGTACGATCAAACCAAGGGTAAGAACTTTGAAGAGTGGTGGCGCAAAACGGTTATCCGCCGCCTCTCCAAGCGCCTGCCTATGAGCAGCGATTTGCAAAATGTCATCCAGCGCGTAGATGAATTATACGAGCCGGAAGAGCCTATCCAAACGCCGGGCGCGGAGCCGGAGCAGCCGGAGCAACCGAAACAAAAGCGCACCTATACCAAACGCACGGGCGGCGCGGCGGCAAAAATGGCCGAGGGGGCAGGGGAAACGCAGCAACCGCTACCCATGCAGCAGGAACAGCAACCCGGCGCTCAAACGGCCTCTAATGAGCAGCAGCATGCGCCGGAACATGACCCGGAAACCGGGGAAATTATGGACGCGGATTATGAAGAGGTGGACGAAGGCCGGGGGCATGACGATACGCTTACCGACGACGTTATCTAAACTTTACAATAAACCCGCTATAACTTTACAATCCCTCGCTCCGGCGGGGGATTTTTTTTAGGAATCTTTCTTTTCCAGCAACCCGGCCTTGGCGTAATCAAGCAAGATATTGGCCCGCTCCACAGTTAGCGGCCTGCCATCGGGGATTGTTACATAAACTTCACCATCGGCGCAGCGGTAGCGCCAGCTATGCGCGGTTGAGGGCTTTAACAAAACAACCTTGCTATCGCTCATTTGCCCAGCTCGCAAGCCCGTCATGGCGAATACGACATTCATTGTATAAATCCACGGTATCAACAGCATAACGCAGTAAATCCCCCATGTTCGCGCCTTCCGCCAGCGGTTGCAAAGCCGGGCAGGGAGCGGTTAAATTAGCGGGAGCTGGCGCGGCTGGGATAAGCGGCAACTGCTTCGTTAAGGAGCTGCAACCCGTCAGCAGGAAGAGGGCAGGCAGCATAAGGCGCTTTAACATATTCTTTCTCCCGAATAACTTTAACTTTCTGCTTCTCGCTACGCACGCGCTCAAGCTCCGCTTCCGTTGCCGCGCTCTTCGCATTCGCTGCTTTCAGCTCCGACGTATGCTTATCAACCGCCGCCTGCATCGCCGCAGCCGCCTTATTGGCTTCTTCCAGCGCGTCAGAATCCGCCTGATAATCGCGCCACTTCCAGCCAATGCCAAGCCCTATAATGAGCGCAACAGCCCCGGCGATCAACGCCCCTTTAAGCCCCGCCAACATTCACGTCACCTTCCGCTTTAATGTTAACATCTTTTGCCGTCACATCGGCGGGCGGCGCGCCGGGCGCAATCGTCCGCGTCACCGTTTCCGTCACCGGCACGGGCGGAGCGGGCGGAATCGCAAAGCGCTGCAATATAAAATCCGCCGCGCGATCCAGTAGCAAAATTGCGAGCGTTGCGCCAATCCCAAAAGTGACCGTGGAAAACATGGTAACTATCGCGTCGGTATTCGAATTCCCCATCAGCGCAGCAATCACCAGCGCCGAAGCCCACGCATGCAGCGCCCAAAGCGTGATACTAAGCCAGCGCTTCACCAGCTTACGGCGCGCAGCTTCGTCAAGGTAAAGCCCCGCCGTCATGCTTCACTCGTAGAAAACGGCATGCCATCGGCGCGCAACAGCGGAAGCGCCGCGAGGCTTGCGGCAGGCACAGGCTCTTCTTCCGGCCAGCGATAGCCCAGCACCCGCTTTACATCGAAGCGCGCGAGCGAAACTTGATCCGCCTGATTGCCGCCCAGCACGATTAAATCCCCCGTGGAAGTGCGGCCAATGACGAAGCCGACATGCCCGGATGATGCGCCGCGCTCGAAAACCACGATAGCGCCCACAAGCGGCCCGGCGAGTTTTATTCCCCAATTCAAGTAACTGCGCGCACTATCGGCGCGGGTTGATCGGATTCCGCACATTTCCAGCACGCCGCCGACATAACCAGCGCACCACGGCACTTCGTCGTTTTTAATGCCGCCGAGCTTGGCGCTCTTCCAAAAATCCAAAATTTTTTGATTGTGCTTCGGCCCCTTGACTTCCAACACGCCGATAAATTCCCTGCCTTTGGCAACCCAGCGCGGTTCTGTCATAAACGCCTTCCCTTATGGCCGAGAATTACCCGGCTGCGTCGGCGGGGGGTAACGCTCTAAAAGTTTGATGCGCTGCGTATTATCATCAATGCGGCGATAAACTTCAATCATTTTATCATTAAAGACTTGCAGCGACACAGTATTATTCTGCGCGGCCTTTAATTCTTTCATTGTATCAACGAGATTGGAAACATTGGTTTCAGTCTTGGCAACCGTCACCTGCATGCTGTTGATGGAAATGCCAACCCAGCCCATCATGCCAATGACAAGCGCCGTGATAAGCCCGCCAAAAAGCTTTATTAAAAAGTCGCTGTTTTCTTCATGCGTGGCCTTCATACGTTGATACAGCTCCTTCATACAATCCCCGCCATCTTTAGAAGGAATATGGCGCACACCAAAACAACGCCGATAGCGAGGAATGTTTTTACCGGCGCGGGGAGCGAGGGAATGTTATTCACCACCCAAACCAGCATTCCACACACCAGCAGCAACACTATCACTTGTATCAATAGCGCCATAAAAACTCCGTCATGAAAGTTGGCTTGCGCAGATTAATAAATATGTCCCGCATAGCCAGCCCATAATGAATTCAGCTATAGGAACGCCGTAATCTTCGCGCAGCTCGAAATGGTCGCGGATTTTAGCCGCCCAATAATAAACCCATCCCATGCCCAGCATGCCAACACCAGCGAGCGTAACGGCGCTGCCAGTATAAAAAAACATCGCCGCCACGCCGGGCAGCATCAGCGTGCCGCGCAGCATTCCATACCACGCGCCAAACTGCGCCCACTTCAAGGGCGAATACGGAGAAACATAATTGCGATCAAGGGCATTAATGCGCTTGCCTTCATTATCGAAGCCGGGAACATACGGCGGGCGCTTCATGGACAAAAGCCGGTATGTAAGCTTTTGCATCCAATCGTAATATGCGCTATCCATGCGGCCCGGCGGACGGCGCGTTATCGCGCTAAACATCGCATGCCAGCCGACCATTGAATATCCGACAGCAAAAAGCGCCCAAGCGCCGCTAAAAATAAAATCAGGGAAGGCCACCGCCAGCGCCACCAGCGCATTAAAAACATACCAAAACCAGCGCCCTATTGGAGTATCGCCCTCGCCCCGCCAATCACGATTTAGCAAACCCATCATGCCGGGGATAAAGAGCCAATACCATGCAATCATTTTTTCTTCCCCGGCTTCGGCCCTTGGTTCAACTCGCGCGCGGCTATGCGGCGAGCTTTTACATCCTCTAGTTTTTGCCCGCCCTCTAAGATTGCGTCAAGCGTTTCCTCAACCGAAGGTGCGGCGGGCGGTTCGGAGATTTCGGGAGCAACAAGCGGCGTATTGCCAGCCCCCTTCCATTTTGCTATGGCGCGATACTCTGCATTGCTGTTATCGGCAGGGATAAATATAAGCGAGCCGTCCGACTTCTCAACGCGGAATCGCCCGTCACTCGTTTCGTAAATTTTATCTTTCTCAAAATCCAACATATCCGCTCCTTTCTACATGCGCGCGCTGGCCTTGACGGAGGCCGAGGTGTTTACAGCCGTAATGCGCGAGGCCATCCCATTCGTGAATGTTCCAGCGCCAGTATTAATATCAAGATTGATAATATTGCGAGTAATCGTATAGCTATTATCAATCCATGAGCTACCCACAGCGTTAACCGTTCCCATTTCCACCCGGAAATTACTAGCGGCGGAAACCGAAATTGTCGGACTTGTACGCATGCGGCGGGAAAGCTGAATAACCGCCTGACCGCGAGAGCTGCCTTCGCAGCTACCAATACCGAAGCCATGGCCTATTGCCGCCGCTACCCATTGTTGGTAATAGCGCTCGCACAAATCCAGCTCAACGCCATACGGCCTATTTTCAAATGGCGTTGCCTGAGAGCCAACTTCAAGCTGAACCCCGGTAATTTGAAACGTATTACCAATAGTAGCCATCCAATTAGCCTGCGCGGAAGTGGTGTAATTGCCGTTTGCGCCCCATGCGCCTGCCGCGCCTTGAAAATTCGAGCCGTTAGAAAGCGACCAAGCCAAATACATGCCTATGCCGTTGTCGATTAGCCAAGTACCGGAAGTGTCGCCGGGGATGGTAACGGTTTTGTATTCCCATGTGTTTGCGGCATTTATAGTGTAAGTCGCAACATAGGCGCGATTAACGGCGGAATTTTTAATAGATAGCCCATAAGTGCCTGTTACGCTAGAGCGTACCCAAAATGACACGGTTACAGCCTTTGCCGTGGCCTGTCCGTATTTCAGGTCTGCGATTGTGTAGCCTTCAATCGGCGTGAAAAAGTGGTATGCGTCAGTAGCAGCTATAGAAGCGTCAGCGGTTGTTACGGTAAATAACAGCGAATTATTGAATCCTTCGCTAAGTAAAGCGCCGCTGTTTTGCTGCCCTGTATATACGCCAGCGCCATTAGCAAAGGCGACCCACTGATCTAAAATATACGGGGCAGCGCCACCGCTTACAGAAACCGCGCTTGCCCCATTTTCCACACTAATTCGCATATTTCCGTTGATAACGCGGTTGCGCAGCCCCGCAAGAAAACCGTTATTGATTGAGGCGAGAGCCGTTAATGATGTAATATCTCCGTTAGCGCCAGATTGTGCCGCGCTAAGATTGCCTCGCGCCGTAGCTGCACTGGCAACGCTCGCCAGATTGTCGGATTTCAGCAGATATAGCGCTGGGTTAAAAGTCGCCGCTAGCGCGGCGTAATACTTTGCGGAATACTCCACATTATCAACAGTTCCGCCCGTGTAGGTCGCCCAATCTTTCGCAGAGCCGAAGCCCGCCGCGCCGCGCTGGAAAGTTCCAATCGCCCATTCCTTTGCGGATTGCGAAGTGCCGGTGACATAAGCGCCCGTCATTTGCGCCCAATCTTTCGCAGTGCCGCCGGGTAATCCGGTATGCTGCGCGTATGCCTTGGCGGAATACTCGGCTCCGTCCACGGTGGCAATAAGATACGTTGCCCAGCGCTTTGCATCGCCCGCCGCCGGTTGTCCCGCGCCAGTGCCGCCAATCGCCCAGCTCTTTGCGGAATTGTCTGTTGCCGCCACCAGCGCCGTTGTTAGCGAAGCCCATTGCGAAGCCAGAAGCGCGGATGCGGTGGCGCTAGTGGCTTGAGCCGTCGCCGTCAGCGCCGCCGCCTGCGCTGTAGAAAGATAATCCGTTGCACTAATGCCGCTGGAAATATCTACTTTCACAGAGCGGGAAAGCTCTTCGTCATGCTTCTGTAGGATCATGACGATGCGATCAAACTGGCGCTCTACCGTTTCCGGGTTATACTGCCCCTGATTCCGCAAATTTGTTTGTTGCTCGACAGGCGGAGCAAGGCGCACGGTGATATAGCTGCCATTGGCAGGAGCAACGCTAAAATTAACCACGCCGCCAGCGTCATTGCCGAGCGAAGAGGCCGGGACAGTGTAGGAGATTGGGCTAATAACCGATTCAACGGCGGCGATGGTTTGGATAACCTCTAAATCCGTAGAGGCGTAAATCTTAAATCCGAAGGTGAAAGACGTTTGCACACCATTTGCAAGGTGCGGCCCGCCTACGGTAACGCCCGGTTGAATCGTCATAAGCTCACCCTTTCAGCGCAGAAAATTATCACAACAGCCGTCATAGCGCTACCTTTCTTCCGGCTTCCGCTGGCGGACTAAATCAATATATCCAACATCTTTATCATTTGCGGCGCGATCCGCCATAGAAATAAATCGGTTAATCTGCGAAGAAGGAATGCCGACAAGCAGGCCGGTTAGGTTCACAACCGATTTCACCGCTGCAACGTCGGCTTCACCCTGCCCGGCCTGTTGCGCTACCGTACCGGCGGCTTTAATTGCCGCGCCAACTGGCGTGCTGGTAGGCGGCAACCCTTCTAATCCGCTTTGAATGTCGCGCCCAAATGGCATAATGCTTAACGGCTGCTTGAGCGTCCACCATGCCCAATCCTTCGTGCGGTCTTTCTCGCTGTCCTCGTCGTCGGTTTGCCCCGGTAGCGTGCCGGTAAGGAAGCTGGAAAGAAGCGCCTCAACCCAAATCAGGTTAATCATATCAACCGCATAAGCGCCTGCGCTCAACCGCCCGGCGCGCAAATCGGCATACTTGCCGGACGCTACGTTATATTTCGCATTCCAATAGGAAAACATAAACGTAAAGAGCTTGGTAAATTTGTTGAAGCGGTTGCTGTTCGAAAAGCTGCCGCGCTCCATGGCAGACAAATCTTGAATGAGGCCGGACGCTTGCGAGCGCACAACGTCATCCGCGTACTTTATCGCGCGCGCCGGTTCCATGCCTTCCGCTTCTGCTTTCGCCTGCGCGCCTAACCAGCTTATCGCGTCAACGATTTCCTGCGCTTTTTGGATATGGAATAAAAACCACTTCCGATAATCGGGCGGCAAATATTTTCCGAATACGCTGATTTTACTGGCGCGCGAGCCGTGTATTAAATCCATCGTGTCCTTAATGTCGCGGCTGAAAGTCTGGTGACGCATCCGCATAAATTCGCTTACGTCGTGGATTTCGTGAATTGTCATGGCCGGGCCATTGGCATAGGCTTTCATTAAGCGCTGCACGCCCAGCGCAACCCACTTCCAGCCGCGCCCGCCGGAGCCTAAAACCGCTGCCGTTTGCGTCAACCCGCTGCCTTGCTGCACAAAGGTTGAAAGCGAAAAGCCCATATAGGCAATCGTCGCGTTGCTGCGCAGCTTGTCCATCACCATGCTTATGGCATCCGTCGCGCCCATATCGCCAACAGCAACGTCTTTCAGCCATAAATCCAGCGTGCTATAGGCTTCAATGCCCAAGCGATCCACAATCGCATTTTTAATATCGCGGTTACGCAGAAGCCGGGAGGCTTGGTGGATCGGCTCGCCAAGCTCAATATCGCGCAGCGTACCGGCGACGTGGCGGGATATAACGCTCATTTGCAGATTCAGCGGGCGCTGATCCAGCCCCACGCCGACGCGCGCCTTCAAGTGGCCTTGGCGCGTGGCAGCATAAGACATGCCGCGCATTTCCTTTGCCATTTGGTCAATGGTTTGCTCGCGCGCGGTAATGCCCCGGCGCGGATCGGCAGAAATGGGGAAATATCCGCCGCGCATTTCGCCGTGCGGAGTGGTGAAGGGCAGGGCTTCCACTTTCGGAGGCGTGAAACCGCGCCGCCTGCGCTCAAGCGCCGACGCTTCCGGCCAGTAGGAATTGAACCAATCCCAAACGCCTTGCACGAATTGCCAATCCTTCGCCGTAAGCCGTTCTTTTAGAATGCGATCGACAACGGCATGATCCCAGCCGTCGCCATGCAAGAGCGCGCGGCGGTTTTCTTCATTACCCCAATTCAGCGCCATCATAAGCAAATTTTCATGCGTGAAGCCGTCGCCGAGCCCGTCAATTTGGAATTTGTGATTTGCCATTTTCGCCAGCTCTTCGCGGCTATATGAGGCTTCCAGCAGATTGCGGAACTTGTCGGCTGCATCCTTCAAGCGCACGTTCAGGCGATCAATGCCCTTGTCAATGTCGGAAATAATCGCGTCATGGAATTTGCCTTGCATATTGCCGCTATCTAAGCGCCGGAAGTATTCGCGCGCCTTCGTCTGCATGGCAAAGAACTTATCGCGGAACTGCCCCAGCGGCGAAGGGTTGAGCGCGCGCGGTACGATAGGGCCGGATTCTTCCGCCGCCGCAAGCAGCTCTTGCTTCACCTCTTCAAAGGCGCGTTGTTGCCCGTTTAAGGTATATTCCAGCTTCCGCCGCCCTTGCGTTTCGATATTATAAACCATATCACGCAGCGCGCGGAATTCGTTAAGCGTCATGTCGCGGAAGTGCGTTTTATTGCGCGCCTCTTCGATTTCCAGCGGGATTGTCAGCTCCGCGCTATCGTCCGCCTCTTTCGCCTGCATCCACTGCGCGATTGCTTCCAGCTCCAATTTAAGCTCGCGCCGGGCGCTCATGCGCGCGCCGAAGCCATACGCAGCGAGGATTTCCCGAATTTTATTATGATAATCTTCATCAATCTTAACGCGCCCTTTTACCGGCGGCTTTTGCAGCTTGGCAAAGCGCTTGAGAATTTTTTGCACCTCGCTATCCGCGTCACGGGATAAGCGATAAAGATAATGATTTAGTAACTGTTTGCGCTTCGCATCGGCGGCGGCGACGTAATCCTTGCGCGCCAGCGCACGGCCAAACTCGCGCGAGCTGCGCACTTCGGCATAGTAAAAGCGGGAAGGCTTGATTGCGTCATCAATCTTTTTGGCGGCAATAATGCGCTCCGCCGCTGCGCGGAATTGATCGGGAGTCGCCGCGCCTACACCCGCAATATCAGCCACAGTTTTAAGCTCTGTCGCCAGCATAGCGGCGCGATCCGCGCTATGAAACGCCTCCATTGCCTCGCGCTCAAGCGTGCCGTCCGTCATAATATCGCCGTGACGCTCGCGCATTTCCGATTCGGTAAGGGCTTCGATTTTCGCCTTGCGATCCGGCGCATTGATAATCGCCTTCACCATGCTATCCGGCGAATTGAAGCCGAACATTTCAGCGACGATTGCCGGGCTGGACGCTTCCGCTTCCGTCTTTGCAATCGTGCCTTTGGGCATGTATTTGAAAATCTCTTCGCCGAACTGCTCCCGCAGCTCCTTGCGGCTCAAGCGCAACGGCGCTTCCATTTCGCTGCCGTCCGGCAGCAGGGAGCGCTGCATGGCGTTAAGCACCTGATACACAGGCGAAGCGTCAACTTGCGCTTCCATTTCCGCGCGCACGCGCTCGGTTTCTTCCTTCCACCATTTTGTTTTTGAGCGCTCAAGCTCTCGCATGGTTTTGCGGAACAGCTTATCTTTCGCGGTTTGAATGGCGCGCTCGCCTTGCCGCAAATAGGCTTCCTTCTGTTGCTCGTTAAGGATAGCAAGCACCGCGTCATCCGGGCGGAAAAGCTTGTTTTCCTGCATGATGGAAATAGCTTCATCCGTCGCCAGCATGCGATCAAACACGGCGCGCACTTCATTGGTAAGCCGCACATCAAGGTTTGCCGCCACGCGATAAATGCGGGTTAGCCACGCTTTGAAGCGCTGAAACGCGCCCTCAAGCTCAAGGCTTGGAGCCTTGCCCTCCATAATGTATGCTTCAAACGCACGGGCGATTTTTTCTTCCTGATCGACATTGAGCGTTTCACCTTCCTTCGCGCCGACAAAATCCCGAATGGCCCGCCAATCCTTCGCGCCGGATTCATTCAGCACTTTGGCTTCGTTAAGATTGTCAAACAAATTCCAGTAGAAATGCCCCAGCTCATGAATCACCGTGGACAAGTCAGCGCCTTCGAAAATGTTAATAATCGTCTTGCCATCCGGGTAAAACTGAATGCTTCCGCGCGGCTCGTCGGAAGTGCCTTGAAAAAGCTCTTCCGCTGCGCGATCCGCCGCCGCCGCGTTATTCAGCGCCGCGCGCACCTCTTCATTGCTTGCCGTTGCAATGTCAACGCCCAGCCGGTCTAGCTCGTCGCGCAACGCATCTTCCGGGCGCGCATCGGCATAATCACCCGCCTTCTTAATAGGCTTGCCGCCCAGCTCTTCGCGCACTGCATCCAGCACAAATTGCTTATCGACATACCCGTTGCCATCTTGCGGCGGCGCATCACTTAAATTCCATTCAGAAGCCGGGATATTGTCAATGGCGGCGCGCTCTTCCCCCTGCATGCCGAACATGCCCAACACACGGCCTTCCCCGCGACGGATAAGCCCCGGAAGCGTTTTGTTGGTTACGCCCATTGCTTCCAGCTCCGCATGCAAATCCGATCCTTTGCGCACACCGCCCATTTCCTTGAGGCGATTAAGCACGGGATATTTTTTCTCTGCCGGGAGCGCGGGAGCGCGCTTATTACCCGTCGCCTCGCTGCGCGCGGAGTCAATCAGCAAATCCAAATCATCCACCTTGCGCTTGTAGAACGGCATTTTCTGCCGGGCGCGGACGCTAAGATTGCGGTATGCGTCATCAATAATTGCCTGCGCCACATCATTGCCGCCATAGCGCGCTGTAAGCGCCTCCTGATTGGCGCGGGCAAGTAAGCCTTCCAGCCGGGCCACTTCCGGCGTGCGGCCTGCATTCATCAGCTCCGTTTCAATGCGGCGCTGCATTTCCTCCGCCGCCGTAAAATCCTGCCCCGGCTCGCGCTCAATATCGGCCATTGCTTCATCAACAATATCGTCAATGGCGTTGAGCTGGGAAACCGTGAAATCATCCTGCCCAAAACGGATATGCTCTTTCAGCGCATCGCTTTCAGCGTGCGGCGCGATATAGGCGAAGTAATCCGCTTTGCTCAAGCCCACGTCGGTTCCGGCGACTTCCGCTTCGGCGAGCTTGTCCTTTAAATCGGGAATAACGCCAAGCAATGCGTTTTGCTTTTCTGGCGGAAGCGATTGGAAAAATTCAACGCCCGCTGCACCATCAACATAGACTTCCTGCCCCGGCGCTGCCTTTTCCACCAGCGCTTTCAACATATCCGGGTTGCGCTGCGCCAGCTTGCTTTCCCTCACCAGCGAATGCGCCGCATCCATTTGCGCGGTTTTATCCGCCGCCACTTCCTGCGCAATATCACGCAACGGCTTGCGATAGCTGAAACCGGCAACGCTTTCGCCTGCCGACATACCCAAGCCAACAATCGCCTCTTCCGCCACGTCCGCCGTATTTACTTTTGAAATATCGCCATAGCCAACGGCCTGCCCCACGGCTTCCGATCCGGCGTTACTCACCACCGAAACCGCCGCTTCTTTGCCCAGCGCCTTCGCCACGTTGCGCGCGCCCGTGCCTTTGGCGGCAGAAATGAATTTACCTTGAAGCGGGGAGAGCGCGGCATTAATTGCTGCCGTAGTAAGCCCCTTGCGTTCAGCCTGCGCGCGAAGCTCGTTTTTAAATTCCGGCGAGCTGGTTGCCTTCAAAATTTCATCCGGGTTTGACATATCAACCCCGCGCTCTTGAAGCGCTTGAATCATCCAGCTTCCAACTTCGCCGGGCAGGCTGGCGCTAAATGTGCCGACGGCAAAGCCGCCAATGCCGCCAGCGACGTTACCAACAACAGGGACGGCAGTACCGGCAGCGCCACCAACTGCGCCGCCTGCCAATCCGCCCGCCAGAGGAAGCGCCATTTGCCCCGGCATTTGCGAGCCGTACACACGCAGCGCGCCGCGCGGGTTTTCCGCCACCGCGCCCAGCACGTCCCAGCCGTCCGCCGCCATGCTGCGCTGCCGGGTAAAATCGCGCACATAACCGGGATAACGGGCGGCGCGATCCTGCGCGAGCCGTTCATTGCGCGCGATGAATTCCGCAATCTGGCGCGGGTCGCCAATGTCATAGGCGAGGCCAAGCACGGCATGCGCCGAAGCGGTTTGCTCAAACCCCCCGGCAATATCGTCAAACGTGCTGCTTTCGCCGTTCATGATAACCGGCGCTGCATCTTCCATTTGCGCCAAATGATCTATTTCGTCATGCGAGATTGTGACAAAATCCGGGTCTTTCAGCATTTCCCGCAATGCAGGATAGCGCTTATTAATCTTATCAATGCGATCTGTGCGCATTTGATATTCGCGCTCAACTTCCGCCTCGCGCCCTTCTACCAGCGCCAAAGGCGTGCCGGTTTTCTGCGCGAGCTGTTGTGTGCGCGCCGCCGCATCCGGGTTCACGTCAAGCGCGCTATCAAGATTCGCCGCAATATGCGCCCTATCGGTATCGCTGCGCAGGCTGCTTACGGCAGCATCCAGCGCTTTATCATCCGGCGGAACAGTGGCAAGGGCATTTTCCATTTAGTCACCGTAGAGGAAATCATTTCGAGAAGCCAGCGGGCCGGTTGACGGCGGCGCAGCCGGAGCCGGGTTAGCGGGCGCTTCTGGCGTTAAAGCGCTTTGCTGCGCGGCGCGGCTGTAAACAGCGCGGATATTCGCATTGGTAATAGGCAGGCCGGAGCGCGCCAGCTTGTTAACGATATTCCGCACTTGCTCTTGCGGCACGCCGGGGATATTGCCGAAAAATCCTTGCGGGTTTTTATACATGGTTTTGATATTATCTTCCGTCGCATCAAAACCAAGAGTTTCCAGCGCCCGCGTGTAATACGGCACTTCACCGCGCGGCACGCCGCCAACGGAAAACTCCGCATTCGGTTCATACTTGTACCCAGCCGGGCCGCTGCCAAACAACCCGCCGTCGCTTTTAAGCGTGAGCTGTTGCAGAATGCCCCGCGCTTCCTGCGCGTTCGGCGGGCGCTGGTTTGTATCGCGGAAACTCTGAAATTCAGCGTCGGCGCGAATCAGGAAATTCGCCTTGTCTTTGCTGGCCTTGTTGTCGCCGGTAATGCGAATCCAATAATTTTCCGCATCCTTGGAAAATGTTTTATATTCACCGTCGCCTTTTTTCAGCACATCTTGCCGCTCTTGCTCTTTCAGCAAATCGGCGCGGGATAGGGAGGCCGCGTATTGGCGAAGGTCAACTTGCGCGAATTCCTCTTGTTTCATCAGGCGGAGATTCATTAAAACGCTGGTATCGGTTGAGCCGTCGTATTTCGTGACTTCATCCCATTGCCCGGTGCGCTTCAACTCCGCCGCCGTCAGGTTGTCAATGGCGGAAATATCGCCGTTTGACATGGCTAATTGCTCCGCCGCGCGCTGCTTAATCTGCAAATTGTAATCTTTTTCCGCCTCTTCGATAATGTCATTGTTCCGTTTATAGGCGGTAAGGAATACATCGCCCGCGCCCGGCATTTCCTTATCCAGCTCCGAAGCCTTGGCAACAGCAAAGCCCGCGTCAATTTTTCCGCTACCTACCCCAAGGCGGCGCTGCACGCTCGCAACATAATTCCGCGTTTCGGCAAGCGGGAAGCTGGCGACGAATTGCCCCATGGAAACTTGCCCCATGCGCGGATCACCCACTTTTGAAATATGCTCGTCAACATTACCTAAACCGCCATTATACGCCATGGTGGCGAGGGTTTTATCCTCATACTTATTCACAAGGTAGCCATAATAGGCGCGGCCAAGCGCAAGGTTGTATTCACGATCCGTTTTGTATTTTACTTCATCCCACGGCAAGCCCGCCAAGCGCGCGGCTTCCGGCGCTGTTGCTGGCATAACTTGCGCCGCGCCGATAGCGCCCGCCTTGGAAGTAAGCGGCCTGCCATCCGGGCCGAACTGCTTGCCGTTGCTTTCCGTCATCACCATGGCGGTATCAAAAATTTGATCGGCAGGCAGATTTTGAAACGCCTGCCCGGCGGCACTGCGCCCCTCGGCAACGGCATTTAATGCCAGTGCTTTCGGGACGGAACCTTTTTGTAAATCGTCAAGCGCCTGCACATGCTTTTGCGTGAGCTTCCCCGAAAGCTGCGCATCCTTAAACAGAGCGTTGCCTTGCAAAATTTTCGTCGGATCATCGCTACGCATGAGCGAGCCAATGCGCGCCGCGTAAACGGTTGATCCTGCCTCATAGGTTAATTCGTTAAGGCGTTCCGGGCTTGCGCCATCAAGGCGAGCCTTTGCGACGGCGGCACTGTTCGCCTGCGCAAGCTCTTGCTGGAAAACAGAATCATCCGAAGGATTGAGCGCCACTTTGTCCGCTGCAAGGCGCATGGTGGAATCTGCGCGCTCGTCGCGGTATTTCGATTGCTGGGAAATGGTATGGCGCGCGACGGCTTCCAGCGTACTTTGCTGCGTCCGCGCGGCGGCACGGGAAAAGAGCTGCGCAACGCGCGGGTTGCTTGCCTGCGCTTCATACTTCTGGCGCAGCGCTGTAAGACGCTCTTCCGCCACTTTCGGGAGGCCAATAGCGGAGCCGCCCGTTTGCGCAAAAAACCCGCTATCAGGATCATAGCTTGCGGCCATCACTTCGCGCTGGAAATTTTCGTCAAGCTGGCTAGCAACAAGCGCGTCTTGCTCTTTTTGCAGCCGATCCAAACCCGTGCTTAGATTCGCCAGCCCTTCGCCGATTTGCCCCGCCGCCTCGCCACCGGGCAAGCCGCCTGCTCCACGCGGGATATTAAGGCGCTGCTCTTGCTGCGCCACATTCGGCAGCGCATTTGTGCGCGCATTCCCAAGCCCGGATTCGTAAGCCGTCCGTACCATTACGCCACCTCGCGGAATTCAATTCCCAGCTCGTTATAATCCACGCAGAAATAAGGCCCGCGCCGGTAAACCGCGCGCTTGTTAATTTTCTGCACTTCCTGCGCGATAACGCCGCGATAACGGCGATCATCGCCCTTATAGCTGAATTCGTAAATCCTATGCCCCTTCTCTTCGCCGACATGCACAATGGAATGCTTCAAGCGAATATCTGACCATGGAAGCCCATTATTTGCGGCTGTAGGGTTGTAAGTGCCGGGGTTGTAATAGCCGGAGCTATAATAATTCGCGGAGCTGTTACCGCCGCCGCCGAATGTGTCCCATTTCGAAGAAATGCTACCGGCGCTTGATAGCGCACTTCCGGCGGCAGACATGGCCGGGCTAATGCTCTTCGCCGTCGCGCTATACATGGACGATTCCGCAAGGCTATTCTGCCCCGTGGCGCGGTAATTATACGCTCCCATGCGATAGCCGTATTCCTCGCGTTTGGCGTTTTCCAGTGCTGTTTTAACGTCACGGTTGCCCAGCTCGTTTGTGTCACTCAAAATATCCAGCGGCGAGCCGGTATCAAGCGTAACGCCAGCGCCCGCAAAGCTTGCGCGCTGCGATCCTTCAAGCTGGGAGATTTTGCGGCGGATTTGCTCTTTCTCTTCATTGCCCCGCCGGATTGCATCGGAAGCAAGGCGCTCTTGATATTTAGCGTTATTCTCCGCGACAATGGCGTTATTCGCGGCGATTTGCGATTGCGCCCGCGCCTGCGCTTTTTGTGCCGCTGCGCCGGAGAAGGCGCTGTATGCTTGGAAGCCAGCGGAGAGAATCGCAAGCGGGAGCGCAAATTGACCCATACTATTTCCCCACCTTCAAGGACATTTTCACAAAGGGCATGCCGTGCGGAGCCATTGCATACACCGGCCCGGTAGCAAACCCCGCCCATATCAGCCAATTTATAGACTTTGTATAACGTACATCAACGTAATTATAAACAACAGAAAATCCGGTTAGAAGCGCGGGGAGCATTTGCTTGGTTTCTCGCACCACGTCGCGCCAGTGCTTTTCAACCGCTTTCGTGCTTAATAGCCAGCCAATCGCTTCGCCCGGCTTTTCGAAGGGGATAAGCCCGCCGATAAAAAGCAGATCATCACCGGCATAAACCGCATGCGTTGTCACGCTCCGGCGGATGCAAAGCAATATGGCTTCCAGCACATCGCCGCTCACGCTGGTTGCTTTCACCTCTTCCGCATCTTCCGCGCGGATATTGGCGGCGAGGGCGCGCGCATCTAAATGCGTTGCATCATGAACGGCCAATTTGCACATCGGGAATCACCGCAAGAATGGTTACAGGCAAGGGCAAAGGCTGGCGCACAAGAAAGCTGCCGTCCGCCCAACTGCCATCACAAATCACTTCCACAACGCCGGTTTTAAGGCGCGTCGGCTCGCCCCAATTTTCAAACTGGCGCTGCGGAATCTCATAAAGCTTATTTTCATTCGGGCCGACGAAGAGGCCGCGCGTTTCTTGCGTGACAATCTGCACCTTGCCCACATTCACTTGCTGCCCAATAAGCGAGCCTTTGGAGAGGTCGCCAGCGATAGCGAGCGTTTGGAAGTCGGAATTGTACGGCAGGCCGATATGCGCCTTGGCAACCGGCTGCGGCAGCGTGATTGTGCCATTCGTGACAACCTGTTGCTCTTCAACGCTGCCGTCGGCGAGGATGGAAACCGTTTTTCCCTCGATATGATCCAGCCCGCTAATGACGGTTTGCCCAAACGCCCAATCGAAAGTTGCCGTGGCGCGCAGCGTTGTTGGAACAATCCGAACCGGCTTAACGGTTACTACCGTTGCGCTGGTGTACCCGGTAATATCCACGGGCAGCGTTTCGAGAATCACGCCGGAGCGATCCTTGACGCGCAAAAATATGCGCTCGCCCACGTCGCCCGCTTCGAACACGTTGCCGCCCACGGCGGTAAGCGTCATGCTTTCATCCGCCTGCCACGTCACGCCGCCGGAAAGCGTCATGCTGATAGCGGCGGTATTCCAGTTATCCAGCGTAAGGCCGCAATCCACAAAGAAAGCGTCCTCTATATTGCGGAATTTGCGCGAGTGCATGCGCTCAATATAGCGGCGGGTATTGCCGTTAATGGTGCGCTCAATGATGAAATATGGCGCATCTTCGCCTTGCTCTGTGCAAGTGTCCACCCATTCAAAATAACCGTCAGTGGTATGGCGATGCCACGCCCAAACTTCATGCTCTTTCAGGTAGGTTAGCGCCGTGGAAATTCCATCTTCGCGCACACCCCAAAGAACGCCGAAAGGCCGCTTTGCGTATGCCCACCACACCAGCCTATCAAATTCGAATAGATGCCGGGCCAGAATGGTTAAATCATTGCCGTTATAGTCATCCGTCGCAAAGGTATAGCCTAAATCGCGCACGGCATAGGCGTTATCTTTTGCGTCAGTAGATTGCGAGCTTTCCCCGAAAAGCACCGTTTTGCCGATAACGATAGGCTTGACGTGCGCGGAGCCATAGCGGCTTTCCGGCTTCACGGCGATGGAAGAGGGCGTGATTGTGTCGCCGTCGCTGCCAGGCTTGAATACGAATTCGCCGCCGCTGGTAAATACCAGCAAATCATTGAGCGAAACCAGATAGCGGATTGCGTTAACTTCTTCGCTGGCAACCGAGAATGTCCATGCGTCATCATCGCGCGCAGGCGAGGACACGTTAAGGTTTTTGTAATTTCCTGATTGCGTGGCGTAAACTGTTTGCGGCGCATTATTGGTATAGCCAAACACGCGCCGTTGCTCATGGTAGGTAACGGCAGCGGGATAATTATTCGCGCCGGAGAAGGGATTGCGCGCGCCGGGCGGAGTGTCGGTTTCATCGGGATCAATGTTTTGATCGGTAAAGGCAAGCCCGGTTGCGCTGCCGAGATAGCCATAAACCCCGGAATTATTGGTTTCGCGGTAAACATAGTATTTCGTCGCGCCAGCCACCGCGCCCCATGTGACGGTATTATAATTGCCCGCCGTGCTAAGGTTGTTGCTGCATGATGCCGAGGCGGAGGCAAGGCTTTCTTCCAGCGTTTCATTAGCAACCGCCGTAACCACATAGCGATAAGTGACAAAGCCCACGCCACCGGCAACCGTCGCCGCCGCGCCTACGCCGCCGGGCGCTGCAATGAGTGGCGCAAAAGTGATTGTGCTAAGGCTCCATGCGGCATGCCCCGTGCGCGTCAAGTCGCGCGGCGCGTAATTGGGATGCACAATGGTCATAGTGTCGGCGGATTGCGCGAAGTCCAGCAAGGGCAAATCGGCTTCAAGGTATGGCGTGGGGATTTCATACACGCGCGCCACCGTGCCGCCGCTGGAATAGGCGGTATAGCCAGTTGTGTTAATGTTATTGCCGAACACGTCTTGAAGCTGGAAGGTGTTTGCCGTCGCGCCGGCCACTTGGAAGAAGCGCCCATTTACGCGCGTCATGCCGACAACGCCGGAGATATAAACCCAATTCCCGTTGCTGTAGCCATGGCCTGCGCTGGTGACAACGCCCGGATTGGCTTGGGTTATGCCCGTGATATTTTTTGTCGCTTCCAGCACCGTTCCCGCGTCTTTGATAACGCGCATATACTGGTCGCCGAATTCCAGCATGTAGGTTTGCAGCGTGTTAAACTGGAATTTTTTGAGCCGCCCCTTTTTATTCTGGTATTTCGTGGGAATGATATATTCCAACCCGGAGCGGTTGCTCCATCCGCCTTGCGCCCGGATGAAGCCGTTAAGCGAGGTGCGCAGCGCCACGTTGTATTTCGCAATATCAACGCGCGAATACACATCAGAGCTAATTTCACCGCCAGCAAACGAGGGTTGAATAATCAGCGACATTAATAGCGAGCCTCCACAAATTCGCCGTCCGGCTCTTCATCCTGCTGGCCTTCGTTTGCGTCGAAGGTTTCCGCGTCCCGCGTGATGAACTGCCACCAATCGAAGCAGCGCTTTTCATCGTCCGGCCTGCCCGCCATCGGCACGGCCAAATATGCGGCCAAGCGCCAGCTCACCGCATCTTCAAAGCTGGGGGTAAAGAGCGCCACGTTTTCAACGTCCACCGTATGCACAAGGATTGCATCGGGCATATCGGTTAAAATGGTTTTATTGTTGCCGGAAGCGTCCAGCTCAATTTCAAAGGGGATCGGCACACGCGGGCGGCGCGAGCCGGGATATGCGATATACCGCGCCTTGATGGATTGCGGCGGGTAGGAATAGCGATAAAGCCAAGTGTCCGGCGCGCTTTCGGTTAAAAGGTTCAATGAATAGCGCTGGCGGGCAAAGCTCCAATCGTAGCGCTCAAGGGTTGCCTTGCGGGCGCTGTCATAGAAGAGGCGGCAATAACCGGCGAGAATGGAATTTTCTTCAAAGGTTTGAATTGAACCGGCGCGGATATGCCCCGCCGCCATGTTGCAAATTGTCACCTTATCCGACATATCCCCGTCCTTTCATAAAAAGCGGGGAAGGGTAGCTTTGCGCACCGCATGCGCCGTTTACCCTTCCCCAAGCACCACCGCGTTAGATAGGGTCGCTATCTTTGCTTTCGTGCTTCCCTTCATTGTCCGCCGTCAAGCGCCGCCCGGCAGCATTCGCCGCACGGGTTTTCTGGCCTGCGCCTTCCGGCTCTTTCGCGCCCTGCTTCACAGCGTTTTTCTGCTGTTCGGCAAACTCTTCGGCCTTTTTATCGGCCAGCGCGTTTTCAGCTTCCCGGCCTTCTTGGAAAGCGTCGGCTTGCTCAAGCTCATTCAGCTTGTTGCCGCCCTGCTGGAACTGGCGCTCCATCTGGCCGCTCGCCGAAGTCGGCAGCTTGGGCTGATCCGCAATAACGCTACGCGCGCGGGCTTCGTTCAAAGCCTTCTGCGTTACGCCACCGCGAGCCGTGCCAACGGGCTTCAAGCGCTTGCCCGGCTGCACATCATCGGGAAGCCGCACATGGTCGCCAGCCTCAACGAGCTGCCCATTGATAAAGCTGCGCTCCGTAACGAGATACGTTTGCGGAGCAAGCGAATCTTCATCCGGCACACCGATATTGGTACGCACGGCCTTGGGATCAATGGGATTGTGAGCGCCCTGCTTGCGCGCGGACGGCTCGATTACTTTGGTTTCTTTAGTCATGACATTAACCTTTCCTGATTAATTGCGCGAACCAATGGCGGAGCCGAAGCCCCGCCACCAGATTACAGCACAAGATTGGGGTAAGAGCGATAGCGCTGGGAATCCATCACCAGACCAGCCGTAAACTTACCAGCCGTCAGCGGGCCGGTAGCAACGGTATAGGTAAGGCGCAAGTAGCGCTCCGCACCGGCAGGCACTTTCACGCCCGCAAGCGGCTCATAGCCGACAACAAGCGTTGCTTTGCCGATTGCCGCCGTGGTGTAAAGCGTGGTCGCCGAAGAAAACGCGCTGTTATCGTCGGTTTCCAAGGTGATCGTCACCGTTGCCGCGCCTGCGGCGGTAGCGGCTTCAACCACCGTGCAATACACTTCAATGGGGTTGCCAGTCCCAATGTCGCGATATGCGGAAAGGTCAATGGTTTCGCTGGATGCCGTAGCCGTGACGGCTTGGGAATCCGAGAAGATTAGGTATTTATCAAGTAACATGATGATTCTCCTTATGGGTTTTGTGCTTCGTATTTGAGCGTCAAAATGATTTGTCTCTCAAAAACTCCGCTATGTGTTAGACTACGCGCGCCTCGGTGTTCAGCATACCATCCACGCGGCGCACGGGAATGCCCATGAACGACACGAAGAATTTGCCTTCACTGATTTGCTGGACAGTCAGACCACCAGCCGCCTTCGTCAAGGCGAGCTTGTAAAGCGCAGTCCACACGCGGCGGTTTGCGTAGAATACCGGGGTAATGCCCGAAGATTCCAGCGCCCCAGCCGGTAGCAGGCTGATAAGGTCGATCATGCCATTGATAACGTCCGCCCCGGCGTAGCCAGCTTTACCAGCAAGCGCCAGATCGGAAATGTCGATATTCGCCAAGCGGGCGATATAGCGCCAATCTTCAATAGCAAGGCCAGCATCCCATTTGAAATGAGAGCGATAGACTTGGAGCTTTTTACCGTTAGCATCAACGGCAGTATCTTCGCCCAAGTCCTGATGTTGCAAACCGCCCTGCGAGCCTTTGGGATAAAGGCCGTGAACGGTACGCTCGCCCCAGCCCACAAGCAGGATAGAACCGTTATCCGTGCCAGAGCCGCCGCCGTCAATAATCTGTTCGGCGTTTTCAATGCCGGAGAGATTGTTATAGCGGGGAATGATGCCGGTGAAGGCGCGCGGGTTGCTTGCCGTGTTACCATAAAGAAACGTGGTCATCATGGTTTGCGACATACCTTCAAGGAATGCAGCATCTTCGGACTTGCGCTTTGCTTCCGGGTTTCCGCCCAGCTTGGCAAGAGCAACGTCAACTTCGCTGTAATCTTCCAGCATCGCCAGCGTTTCGCGGTATTGCGCCGTGGTCGATTTGCTGGAAGGCACGCCTTCATTGTACGCGCGGAACGTGCCAGCGGGCAGCGACGTGCGGACAGTGACAAGGTGCGAAGTGGTTTCGTTTGCTTCGTACCAAGGAATATCATCAAGCATCGCGTTTTGCGCGGAAAGCAGCTCAACGATTTCGGCCAGCATACCGCTTTCGTCGGTACGCTTCGCCATGTCAACCAGTGTTAGCCGGTCGGTAGGATTGATAGCCATAATTTATTCTCCTAAAATTTCGTGTTTTTATAAAAGCCTTTAATGCCCTTCTTGTCGTCGGGATTGCCGCCGCCCTTCTTCATATCGCCTTCGCCATGCCCCGCCTTAATGAGCTTGACGATTTGCGCGAAGCCGGGATGGAAAAGCCCGCCGTTCTTATTAAGAAACGCAATGAATTGCTGGGTTTCGGGAGAAAGATTACGCACAACCCCATAAGCCTGCTCTGCTTCTTTGGTAAGCGCACCGTCCTTATAAAATTCACTATCGGAAGTGAATTTATCCCATTGATTGTTAATCTCGCCAACCCAAACCTGTTGCTCTGCGGCAGTGGTTTCGAGGTAGCGGTTAACAATCTTTTGGGCCAGCTCCGGCGGGATTTTTTCGTCCTTAAAGAATTGCAAGTTTGGCTCAAGCAATTCCTGTTGAACTTCAAACCCTTCCGGGTATTTCAAGTCCTTGTAGATTTCGGCGGGCGCGGCCTCCCACTTTTTAGCTTCTTCCGCGTCTGCCGCATCTTTCGCGGCCTTGTCTGCGTCAGCGTCTTTTTTGTCGCCTTCGCCATCCTTCGGCTTATCATCGGCCTTGCCGGGTTCGCCGTCAGATTTCTTATCGCCCGCAAGCGCATCATTCGCCGCGAGCGCGTCTTTATTAATATCTTTCGCCGGTTCGCCGCCATCAGCGCCGGGCTTATTCTGCGTACCATCGGGCGCGCCAGTGGCGTTCTTTTCACCAGTGCCGCCGCCGGGCGCATTGACTACACCGGACGGAGCCGGATCAACACCACCACCGGAGCCGCCGCCGTTATCAGCGTTGCGGTAAATGCGAAGCCAAGGCAAGCGCGAGGTCATCATAAAATTTCCTTTCCAAGATTTTCTTGCACCATGAGCAAATAGTTTTCTGGCGAAACGCGGCGCAATTCATCGTCCAGCCATTTTCCGGCGCTCCTGATACCGAGCAAGAAAAACGTGTTATTCGGGTTTTCAATATCGGCGTTATTTTCATCCATACGATAAGCGCGGAGTTGTCGCCAGAAAAATCTGCGCCCCTCTTCAAGCTGCATCAGCATGATAACGTCGTTTTGCTCTTGCTGCGCAATCAGCTTTCGCCATTCGTCGCGCTCTTTCACCGCGTCCGGGTCGCCCAAATCCTGCCGCTTAGGCCGCACCTTGCGCAGCTCTTCGGCCTTTGATTGCCCGGCGCTTATGTGTGTCGGCTTCGCCATTAGCTAATCCCCAGCATATCGGCCAGCGCGTTACGCCCGGCGGTATTGGTTTCGGAAAGCTGCTTTGCGGAATCAATCGCCTGCGCGCCTTGATCCATCGCCATTTGTTGCTGCTGCGCCTCCGCGCGAGCGTTGCGGATTTCCTGCGCCTTCGCCAGCGGGCGAATGGTGGACACAGGCGCGCCGCTTGTCTCCTGATATTTGTCAATCGCGTTGTCGTAATCGAAGCGGTCAAGCGCTTCCGGCCATGCTCCGGCGATAGTGGTAATAAACTGCGCCTCGCGCTCAATCGCTACCACGTCGGCAAGGCGCTGCGCCTGCGCGAGAATGGAAACATATTTCACGCTGATAGGCGAGCCGCGCATTTCGGGCGGCGGCGGAGGCAACAGCTTGCCGCCGGAGATTGCCGCGCGCTCCGCTATTTTGTACACGCGGCCAAGGAACGGGTCAAAGCCCTCGTAATTGAGGCGGTTCAGCACCGGCCCCAGCATGAGCAGCTTTTCTTGATGCACTTCCGCAATTTCGGTTGCCGTGGCGCGCTGGTTGCGCTCGTCGCGGATAAGATGCAGGAACAAATCAACGTAATAATATTCGTCAATGTCCTTTTTCTTCTCCGCAATTTCCATGCGCAGGGATTCAATATTCGCGTCAATCATGTATGCCGGTTCATACTTGGTATTGGCATTATCCGGTACATAGGTCATATCGCCGGGCAGCGACGAAGTGCGCTCATTGCGCAGCGAAGCCGGGCCTTTCATGGGCGGGTTATTGGATTTTTCCAGCTTATTAAGCTTGCGCTTTTCCATCACCTGAATTTGCTTAATGTCGGCAAGCGCATCTTGCCCTGGCCCGTTGCCGTAAATGTCGCCGCTGTTTGTGTCCCAGCGCGGCGCGATGATCGGCATTTCGAAAAGCCCGCGTTTTTCGCCGAAGGCTTCCGCCGATTCCTTGCCATCCAGCGCGGCGGTTTCCCAATACATTTGCCGGAAGGCGCGATTCTTGCCCATGCCCAGCATTTGCTGCAACACGTCGTCATGATTCACTTCGACAAGGTGCGTAATTTCCACCGTCTTATCATAATCGCCCTTGTCATACATGCGCTTGACGCGCTTGCTGACATTCTCAAGGCCAACTTCTTTCACCCAATTTTCAACGGAATCTTCGTAAACGCGGGTGAATGCGTTGCACCGGCCTTTCTTGTCAACGCCCATGGCGTACTCGCCAAAGGTAAACGGATTGGTAACAATCACGTCCTCAAAATCTTCCATGACGGCAACCGGCCCCGTGCCTGCCCAGCCCAATTCCGTGTACATATTCGGCAAGGTTTGATAGGCGTTTGAGCGCTGCAATATAATATTCATCACCATTTCAACCTTTTCCAGCCATTCCTTTACGGGCTGGTATTCCAGCATTTCCGTATCAAAAGGCTCAAGGTTGAACCACGGGCGCGCCGGGTTTGACATGCCGGACATCATACCGGCGGAGAGAATGCGGTTAGCCTTGCGCGCATGGCCGGAAAGAATCTTTGTGCCGCGCTTATTGCCACGGTTGCGATCCGAAGCCATGAAGCGGGATTTCCACGGGTTGATATGCTCCGCCAGCTCGCGCGCGTGCGCGTCCCATCCATCGCTTTTCCGAATCATGATTAGCGAATTGGAACGGCGGCGCGCTGCCTGTAGCGGAGTATCAGCCATGCTTTAATTCCCCAGCTTTGCCTTGCCCGTGCTGGCGCTGCTATTACTCAGGCCGAGCGGAGCGGTTACGATTGTTTGAGCGGCAGCGGCGCGGGCTTTCGCCTTCGCATTCGCCTTATCAATCAAATCCCGATTATCCGGGTTTGTTGGGTCTTGCTGCCCCGGTTGCAGTGTTTGCTGCGTCGGCGCGTTATTCGAAACGGGCGCGGAAGCGGGAGGCTCCGGCGCAGGCTGTGCCGCTGGTACGACGATTGAGGGAGATTTACCGCCCATAGTGTTACCCTTCCTTTTGTTGATCGGTTGAATTATCCGGCGCTTGCCGTAGGAGGGTCACGCCAACTTGACGGTAGCCGAATTTAGCCCAAAGGTTTGAAAATGTCTTTAGGTGTTTTTCATTGGGCAGGCCGGGCGCGCATTCCGCGTAAGAGCGGGCGCATCCCCATTCATCAAACTGCTTAACGGCGGCTTCCACCAGCGCACGCGGCACGCGGGAGCCTCGCGCCTTCGGCTGGACATAGAATTGATACATTTCGCCGACGCTTTCCACGGTGTAATCTTGCTGCATGTACACATGCACATAGCCCAGCACTTCACCGTAATTTTCTTCCTCTTCGGAAATGGCGACAATGCTTTTCACGCTGGGATAGCGCCAGTAATTTTCCAGTGTTTTGCGGTAGCGGTTTAAATCAACGGTGAGGCCGGAGCGGGAAAAATCGGATTCAAGAAAGAACTGCCCAGCGAGCTTAACGATCTGTGGAATTTCAGATTGATAAGCATCGCGGATAAAAAATTTCATATCGGGTCGCGCTCTTCGCTAACATGGTTACGCGGCCTATTACCGGATTGCCCACTTTCCACCATCCTAGCCCCTGCGCCAGCCTGCTTTTGCACTGGCATTGCATAGGTAAGTGAAAGCCCGTCGGCAATGTTCGGCGACATTAAGCCCCTATCCTTCATATCTTCTTTTGATTCCAGCACCAACTGATTTTTATGGTTATGCCAAAACTCGCGTTGCGTTAACTCTTCTTCAAGCTCCGGCACATCGGGAAGAGCGAGGCCGGAGCGTAAGGCTTCGCGCACGCAATAAAGCATGTATGCGCTCATATTCGCGTAATGAATATCCGGCGCAGTGCCGCCAAAATTTACATCGTAAACCGGATAGCCGAGCTGCCGCAGGCGATCCGCGAAAGGCCCGCCTATGCCGGTGGAGTCAACAAAGATTGCATCCGCCTGCCAATCATCAAGGTATTTCGTGGCGACGGAAAGCAGCTTCATGCTATCGCGCGCTTGCTCGCCCGGAATCTCCACATACGGAATTGTTTTTGCATCCATGCCCCGGCGCGGATAAAGCACAACCGAATCGTCACCGCCGCGCGCCATATCAATGCCGACAACAAGCGCGTCATGAAATGAAACCTCGCCTTCTCGCTTCATAGCGCGCAGCACTAAATCATTTTCGATATACTGCATGGAGCTGGCGCGCGGGAATTGCCCCTTCACGCGCACGCGCACATAGTCGGAATCTTCGCCGTAATCCTCAATCCAGCGGTTGAAAAGCTCCAAATTCGTGCCTTCAACGTCGCGGCTGTCAATCTGTATGGTAATCCAGCGATGCGAAAACTTGCCATGCGTATAGCGGAAAAAGCCGGTGTTTCGCGTGGGGTTTCCGAAAAGTAAAAATATCGGCTCTCCGTCCGTCAATCCACCTTGCGCCACTTCGTAAATCTTATCCGGCACGGCGCTTGCTTCATCGAAAATATAAAACGGCGAGCTATCGGCGGCATGCAAACCGGCAAATGCTTCGCTGTTTTCTTCGCGGCATGTCATTGCGTCGGCGCGCCAGCTTTCCGGGCTTTGCCTTTC